TAGCACCCCCTACCTTCAGCTCTCCCTTCATTACTGAGGTGACTCCACCCTTCTTCAGATCTAAAAGAGTAGCGATTGCCGTCTCCATTACAGGGTTGGGTACCGGCTCAGCTAGTTTCAGGTAACCCCACTTTTTAGAGTCCATACCCCCCTGTGGGAAGTCGAACAGACCGTCTGTTTCCGGCTCTGCAGACTTTGCCTTAAGAATTCTCGCGGCGTCTTTCACCAGATGGGGCTTCTCTGCCAGAAGCTCTTTATCCGTGAGAGGTACCATCTGTAGTTCGTTGCCTTGCTTGACTACGTTAACCCCCATCCCCTTTAGATGCCCCAAGAATTTCTTGTAGGCGAAGGTGGGCTGTGGTGGGGGCAGCGGGGCTCCGCACATCAAACTAATCCAGAAGTCGTCGGAGTTATACGCTTTATAATCCGTGGGATCCGACTCATAGGTCGATTTGTGTGTCTGCATTTCCTGAATGTTCATTCGGGCGTTATGGCCGAGGAGTGCGTATAGACCCAGAGTCGAAAGTGACTGACCGCCCGTGCCATCACCACGCGCAGGCTGCTTATCCGGGGTGTACTTGTAGGATCCGGCGAGGGAGCTGCCGCCTGCTCGCGCACCTAGTTTCTTATCTACCTGGTGTACGAGTTTCTGGATATATTGCGGACCCGCCATAACCTTCCCGATAAGACCGTGCTGGGGGTCATGGACTTCTTCTGTATCGGATAGACCGTGTTGCTTGAGTTCCTTCTCGATCCTTGCAGTCATATCTGGAGTATGCTTATCAAAGTTAACTACTTCGTAAGTCTTTCCAGTCTTCTGCGCTATCTTTGCTGCTGCCAGCTCATATACCTGCCCAGGATTAATTCTTCCCGGGATACCGATAGGATTCATAATGACGTCTAGAGGTTTACTTGTTTTGCCCTGCTTCATGTAGGGCATCTCATTAGTAGGTAGGATCTTAGTAACTACACCCTTGTTTCCATACCGCCCTACCAATTTATCGCCAAGCGCCATCTTCTCCTGCGTCTCTACTAAGATTCTTACCTTGCGGCCGTTCTTGTGAACCTTAGTAACCTTTCCGACGACTCCGTACTCCCACAACACATCTGCGCGAGTCCACTGAGCTTTAGGCTTTTTAGTCATACCCCGCATACCGGAAAATCCGGTATCTGGTCGAGACTTTCGTATTGCGAGAACGAGAGGTTCTCCTGGATGTATGGCAGAACCCTCTTTAACTATTCCGTCATCCCCTATGTTTGTTAGCACAAGCTTAGCGGAGCTTACTGCGCACCATGCTTGGTAGAGAGCTTTAGAAGCTACTTCCGCACCAAAGTCCAAGCCCTCAAGTTCTGACGTATTCTTAATCGAAGTACCTACCGCGACTGCGAGCTCAACATCTATTGGGTATGTGTGTACGCTCGTTAGCTTTTCTGCGGCAGCCTCGGAAATCACTACACCGTCCTCAAAGTTATAGCCCTGCATGGGCATATAGCCTACGTTGAGATTGGTGCCTAGAGTCAGCGTACCATCCTTGGTGAAGGTCTGGTCTGCAATTACCTGCCCCTGTTTGACTTTATCCCCTACCTTAACAATAGGAGTGGAGTTGAGCGCCGTCTTTTTCTCTGTGGTTATGAATCTATCGTACAGATAAGTGATGTGCTTTTGGCCCTTCGCATCCTTCACTACAATCTGTTCTTTTGTTATCTTCTCGACTACGCCATCAGCATGCGCGACGTGCGCTACTGCCTTGCCCACATCCTTCTCAAACGTAGACCCCGGGGCGGACGCTACCTGCACAAGTGGCGCTTCTTTGTGAAGCAGCGCAACAGCTTGACGAGCGTGCTTAGCCGCCATCATCATGCGGTTGCCGTTATTGTTGTGTAGGAATGGGAGTAGGTTTGTAGCAAGGCCAAACTGCTGCGATGCTGAGGGTAGGACGTATTGAATCTTGGTGAATGGGACGCGTTCGATCTTCCCCCCTGGACTAGAGGCACGGACCATCTTATCCCGGGAGGTCGGAACGTAGGTTCCTCCGGAAAAAGTAACATCGTCGGGGAGAGCCACGAACGCCTTATAGGAAACCAGCGCTTCTACCAGCTCTACCTTCTTAGTCTTCATGTTGAAGAGCTGCGCGGATATTGTTTGCCCCGTCTTTTGGGCGCCGAGCGGGAGTGGCAAGGTAAGGCCGGATTCCTTCTTCTCACCTGTGTCCAGAGGATCCAAATGACCTATATGTGACCCATGCACCAACTGTGATGTATTGGTACCGCTACCTATAACTTCGCTAATACCACCAGCACCCATAACTGTCGTCTGGGACGCGCCGACGATCATTGCCAGTGGGTTAGTTTGATCTGCCCGCATGGAGAGGCCGCTGGCATCCTTACCGGAGTTTCTGAAGAACTGCTCGATGGGCTTGGTTAGATTGTTTCCTCCAATAACCCCAGCTACATCTTCTGCGCGGTCTAATTTGCCTCTGAGCTTTATCTGTGTCTTAGGCTTTGTTCTAGTTAGGGTGTCGTAGAGAATATCTCCGGGATCTAGGAATTGCTTGTGCCCTACGTTATCGTAAGTACTTGGAGTTACCGTTCCTTTGGATACGCCAACAAGCTGATGTGCAGTGAGCGCGAGAGCTTCAACGTCAAATGCGCTCTTCTCTTTACCAATAACGTCTGCGGTAATGTTGGGGGACAGCTTCCACTGCGTTAAATGAGTATTCAATACCTCTGCTGCGTGTTTACCTGCCCCAACAGGGCCTCCTGCCAGCTTACTTAGCGCGGCATCGGCCCTAGCCATATTCTTGCTTGTTAGATTTGCCGCTACTATTTCTTTTCCAAAGGTCTTATGAAGCGTATCCTCACTTATCCCCGCTTTCTGCAGCATAGGTATAATGGGCACTGTCGAGGTGCTCTCTGGATGTAACTGCATGTGCAGCTCTCTTGTCCCGGGATCAAACCCCATACGGACCTGTCGCTGCATACCACCACCTACTACAGCTTCGATGTTTCCGTTGTCAGCCACTCTGGTGTACACCCCAGGCGCTCTGCGGAACTGATGCTGTACTTGGTACTCATCTCCCTTAACTAGAAACGAGTGCCTGCCCGTTATTTTCGGGAGGTCCGCGACCTTGATTTTTTGTGTGCTGATCCTAGTTCCTGTGGCGTTGTTTATCAGAGATATCTTAGCGTGAACTGGGATACCCCAAGTACCGCCCTTATCTTTAGTAGCATTTTGATCTGGGAAGTCTAAGGGATCTTTGTCATCGGAGATCGTGACGTCTTCCACAACGAGAGAGTTCTTTTTCCCTGTGACAGTGAAGGTATTCTTTACTGCCTCGATGGTCTTCTCTTTCATGTTCTGGAACATCTGATCTGGCTTAAATGGGGTCATGCGTCGCCTCCGATAGACGTCGAAATTCTATCAGTTTACTAGGGATAATGTATATGCCATAGGGGCAAATTACAAGGAGTTGTTATGGAAGATACTCGTGATCAGGTTACTCGTCTTGCAGGTCTATTCTTCTTTTCCTTCCTGCTAGGCGTACTCTCTATTCTACTCCCGTTCTCGTGAGAGTCACCTGCTGGTTGAGTCCTACAACCCTGTGCAGTCACGTAGATTGCCAGGGTTGTAGGTATTTCAATGACGCGTACCCAGGAACTCGGTGGGTTTGCGCATTCTGTTCCATCCCACCCCAATACAAAACACTCGGATACTTCTCTGATGGTAAATGCGATTCCTGTGGAGAGTTCCGCATAGTGAGGAGAGCAACAATTGAGGTGCTCCAGTTGCAATAACAACTTCGTAGTCGGAGATTTTATATTCTCCGCGGAGACAGGTAATCAGCGTTACTCACTAAAGATGCGTCATATCTACTTCCAACAGATAGATGAGACGCTGGCTCACGTAGAATGCAGCGTTTGGTATGATATGACTTCGCATTTCGTCAATGCGTGTGATGACGTAGATGAGTGCGCTCTATGCTCACAGCCAATTGATTGCGACGAGCAGATGGTGCGTATTCGCATCGGGCTTCTCGACCCAAACAACGACATCGTGGAAAATCACGAGAAGTTTCGCGAGGTGTATCTACACCCCGACTGCGCAACTACTTTCATAGATGAAGACGAGCTTTGCTGGAACGGGTAGCTTACCCGGGTCCTATCACCTGCGTTCTGCGTTGCGGTCGCTGTTTCGGAAGAGGCATCTGTTCTGCGTTGAATGTATCTGCCTGCGATCCCTTACTGGACTGCAGTATCTGTGTTACTAGTCCTGCGAGTCTCGGGTTCTGTGACTGCATTATCGCTATACGCGAGGCCCTATCTTCTGGGGGCAGCGACTCTAAGAAGTTTGCTGCTCTTTTAGCCACATAATTTAGATTCATCCCAGAGGGAGTCATTTCCTCCGGATTTCCTATCGTAGTATCAACGCCTGTTTCTGGAGCCGCCTGAGCGTTATTCGGATATGCCGTAGCCTCTGCCGGGAATCCCGGGGCTACCTCCTCCCCCTGTAGTGCCCCACCAGGCTGCTCCTCCTGTCCTTCTGCTGGCGGAGCTTCTCCGCCCCCTTCCTGTGGAGGAGCCTCCCCCGCGGGGGGCTGCTGCTGTGGTTGCTGCGCCTGCATCTGCTGCTGCATCTGCATTTGCGCCTGTTGCATCTCATTCTGCATCTGGGCCTGTAGGCGCTGCACTTCCATCTGATACTTATTCTGTATGACGGATACAGCACCTTGTATGTGGGCTTGCTCTTGCTGTAGCTTACTCTGGAGATCTATAGTCCTTGAGCGCTCCGCTTGCATGCGGGTACGCTCCATATCAATATCCATTCCGATATCTTCCAGCAGGGTGGCATCGGAAACTTTCTGCGCTTGATTCAATTGGAAGTACAACATAGTGCGCTGTAAATCATCAGCCATCTTAAAGGGCTTGAAGTCGCCATCAGGCTGCGGCCAACCCATATAAGAACAGATTCTCGCGTACACGAACCCATAAACGAGTTCTTTCTGCTCCTCGTAGTAACCTAGCAGCTTATTGTGGAGCTGGAACATAGTTAGGTTCGTAGAGGAATACTGGATCCCTCCGAATACGAACTCGGGGGGAACCCCCATACCTGCTGCGATGTGCTCAGCCCATACTCTATATTCCTGATGCAGAATGAGCGCTCTGCCGTCGCCGCCCATATTCTGCAAACCTAGCGGCAGCGGCATGACAGGAATTCTATTAGGATCCCTCTTCCACTGCGCCAGTTGCTCCTCTACCTCCGTTTTCCAATCTGTGAGATTGATTGAGCTAAACGGATCCGAAGTACCTCCCGCTGCTGCGGGGTACACTACACGCATAGGAACAATGTGCTCCTGCGCCACTGCTTCCTGAGCTCTGCGCAGTACGCCTAAGTAATGTAGATCCTTCAAGACTGGAAGGAGGATAGGAGCTCCCCAACCAGGAATCTTCTGGGATAGTGTGGGGCGTCTAAAGTGGAATACGTTATCTGGTTGGAAATATACTTTCTTTTTGTCCCGAACAGCCTCAATGAAGGTATCTGGCAGTTCGTCTACTGCTTCCGGCTTCCCCTGTATAATCTCATTAGAGACGCCTACAGGAATGTTGTATATAATTGTCTTCTTACCCGACAATTCTGAATAGGTGATGTCTATGTTCTCTGGGTTCCAGCGCATTAAGCGGATGTCTCTTACGCTCCTGACATACACGTCTCTGACTTTAGCAAACCCAGTGTTGTTACACTTCTTACAAGTGATGTGGTACTTCATAGATACCCACTTATAATTAGTGTTCTTAATATACGCCTCGTAGCCGCAAGAGCTGCATATCAGATGCTTCTTGAACGGGAACATTATGGAGACGAATGCGTTCCCATACGTGAAGTAATCCAGCCCTATCTCAATCCGCAGGGATTTTAGCTGAAGTAGGCGAGCTAAATCCTCGTACTTAGCCCGCTGCGCGGCATCAGTAGTCTTGAACACCAGTGGGGTTACCGGATACTCCGCCATCTTACTGATAGCGGCGTTCACGACCGGGTTGGTCATGAAGTAGTACTTACACCAGTGGAATAGCTGTTTTAGATCATTTGGTAAATACGACTGCCCTAGATCGAAAAAAGGGTGCGGGTATCTAGGGGA